TTTTGTGAAAAGTACATGGCAATGGGTATGGACAGAGCAGAGTGCGAAGAACATTGGAATTCTATGAATGAAGACTATGCAAATGAGCCAGAAGAAGAATACATGGGCATGGATGCAGTACTTCCAAGTGGCGACGATTTAAACAAAAGTAAGAGATCATATCCAGCAACAGCAGGCGGTGATAACCCAATGAATGTTGAAAGTATCAAGGATCGTTTGCATAAAGCACTTGCTGAAAAGAAGATGCCAATGGGCGCAGGACCAGATGGTAAAAAAGGCACAGACGACGATAAGCCTGCTTTCTTAAATCAAAAAACTGGTGACAAGAAAAGCAAAGGTGGAAGTAAGCCTAAAAAAGGCGTAGTACCTCCACAGTTTAAAAAGAAATAAGAACGTTCTACCGACTGAGCGGACGGACCCAAATAGCACCTTAGGGTGCTATTTTCGTGGATAAATATTAATATGGCAACTTCACTAGACGGCGTCTTAATTAAGAAGGCGAATAAACAAGAAACATATACAAACGAACAAGTCGAAGACTTGCTGGCATGTATGGACCCAGATAATGGATACTTGCATTTTGCAAAAAAGTTTGCACACATTCAACATCCTACAAAAGGAAAACTTTTGTTTGATCCGTTTGAATATCAGTTAGGCTTAATGCATAGTTACCATAACTATCGATTTAATATTAATATGATGCCTAGACAGACAGGTAAAACGACATGCGCTAGTATCTATCTAGCGTGGTATGCAATGTTCCAAGCAGATCAAACTATTCTTATTGCAGCACACAAATACACAGGTGCTCAAGAAATTATGCAACGTATACGATACGTATATGAACTTTGTCCTAACCACATTAGAGCAGGTGTTACAAGTTATAACAAAGGTAGCATTGAGTTTGAAAATGGGTCACGTATTATTAGTCAAACAACAACTGGTAACACAGGACGTGGTTTGAGTATTTCATTGTTATACTGTGACGAGTTTGCATTTGTGCCTCCAAACATTGCTGAAGAATTTTGGACTTCAATATCTCCTACACTAGCAACTGGTGGTAGAGCTATTATTACTAGTACTCCAAATAGTGACGAAGATACGTTTGCTATGATCTGGAAACAAGCAGAAGATAAATTTGATGAATACGGCAATGAATCAGATGTAGGCTCAAACGGGTTTCATAGTTTTATTGCACACTGGAGTGAGCATCCTGATAGAGACGATGCATGGAAAGTAGAAGAAGTTGGTCGTATTGGTGAAGAACGTTTTAGACGTGAGTACGGATGCGAATTCTTAGTCTTTGACGAAACTCTAATTAATTCATTACACCTAACTGAAATGGAAGGTATTGCACCTACCTTACAAATGGGACAAACTCGCTTTTATACAAAAATTTCACCTGATAAGAATTATGCAATTGCACTTGATCCTAGCATGGGAACCGGCGGCGATTTTAGTGCAATACAGGTAGTTGAACTTCCTACGTATATACAAGTTGCTGAATGGCAGCATAACACAACTAGTATTCCAGGACAAATACGAGTACTGAAAGATATATGCGATTACATAGCAAAAGAACGTGGCGATGATAGCGGTATATATTGGAGTGTTGAAAACAATGGCATCGGCGAAGCATGTCTAATTGTAATTAATGACCATGGTGAAGAAAACATACCCGGTATGTTTATCAGTGAGCCAATGCGTAAAGGCCATGTACGTAAATTTAGAAAAGGTTTTAATACTACACATAGTGCAAAAGTAACTGCATGTAGTAGATTAAAGACAATGGTTGAAAATAAAAAATTAATTATTCATAGTAAGCCTTTTATAAGTGAACTAAAGGCATTTGTTGCAACAGGTAGTAGTTATCAAGCAAAGCCGGGAGGAACTGATGACCTAGTCAGTTCAATGTTGCTTATACTTAGAATGATTACAGTAATGAAAGATTGGGATATCAATATCTATAATTCATTTACACAGATGGAATCAGGCGCAGACGAAGATTACGAAATGCCCATGCCTATCTTTGTTAGTGGCAGTTATTGATAAATATAAGTATGAATAAGTTTAATAATTTTGCATCAGATATGTTTAATAAGATACGTGGACGTTTCACCGACGTAGAAATTGGTAACGAAAGCGGTACTGTAACAAATGTGCCTGAAGAAGCTCGCTTTTTTGAATTTGCCTATAAAACAAAAGGCATGGAATTAGGAAAAGTAAGTGTATCCCTTGATGAAGAAAATGGCGTTACTGTAATTGTTGCAAAAGATTTTGTAAACGGACAAGTAGAATCAATACAAGACGACTGGTATAACTTTTTAAAAGAACTTAGAGTGTTTGCAAAAAAACGCATGTTAAAGTTTGATGTGAGAGATATCAACAAAACAAACTTAGATAAGAGAGATTACGAATTTTTAGCAGCAAATCGTAGCGGAGATAATATGGCAGAATCAGCAATGTATGGTAGTAATAGAATTAGCTATCAAAAAGTTGGAAGTGCAAGAATCGCAATTAAGCATTCAGCACCAATCAATGTAGAAAGTGCATCAAGCAGAAGAACAAAAATTGGAAGTATTTTTATTGAATCGCCAAGTGGTGAAAAATTTAAATATCCATTTAAACACTTGAGTGGTGCAAGGGCTATGGCGTTACATGTTAGCGAAGGCGGACATGCATATGACGATTTTGGAAAATACATATCAGGCTTATCAGAAGAGATGTCAAAACTACGTAAATTTAATCAATACGTTGGCCGTAGTACTGTAATGGCAGAAACCCTAGAAGGCTATAGCGATGTTGTTAAAGGTCGTATTAAAGAAGTAAAACAAACAATTGCAAATTTACAAAAACCTACATACTACAAAGAAGCTGCTGAAAACTTTGTAGTACCAATGATTGAAGACGTTCCGACTGACATTGCTGACAGTTGGGTAGATCAATTAACTATTAAACAATTTAATGAAGAACTTAAAGATGTATTTCCGTACATTTATAACCTAGTAGGCGAAGCTGTAAAACCAACAGAATTAGGTCCAGAAGATTTAGTCGCAGAAGCAGTTGAAATGTGCCCAGATGCATGTTGCGGTAAACCTGTAACAGAATGCAAATGTGGACCTGATTGCGAGCATTGTGACTGTCACGAAAAGAACAAAGCAGCAAATGAAGCAACAATAAACAGCGTTGATTCTCTTATTGAAAAAGCAATTGATAAACTAATGGGACAGTTTGCTGAAAGTAAAGACACTTGTAAGCATTGTGGTTGTGAAGTAGGTAACCCAAGAGAAGGCTGTGATTGCGAGGAAGATTGTCATGCAGAAGGCATTGACGCAATGAAAAAAGCAGGCAATGCAAAAGCAGATGCAGAGGCAAAGGAACGAGCGAAAAAAGACGGCAAGAAAGAAGCAGACGATACAACGGATGTAAAAATTAATCAAAAAGGTCAATTAGCAAAAGCAGGCACACCAGAACCAGAAGAAGAGCAAAAGACACCAATTGGAGAGTTCATTCTATCTTATTTTGATAGAGAAAACGGAACATTTCCTAAAGGCGAAACAGCAGTACTTACTATGGTAGAAAAAGATTATGGCCCTCAATATGTAGAGCCAGCTGCTCAATTTATTGAAAAAGTAGAAGCTATGGTTGCAGAGCGTAACGCACAAGATGCAGAACATAGCAGATATCCAGAAACAGAAATGGCTAAACACCAAACAAGCGATATTAAGAGATTAGCAGGAATATAATCCTGTTATAAGTTTTTATGTTTTTTCTTTAAAAAAAGACTTGACAAACACTAGTATATTGTGTAGTATGTAATAGTACTGCACATTAAGGCATACAACAACACAAGACATAGGCAACATTATAGGAGGCATAACTATGGCATCATTAGCAGAAATTAGAGCAAAACTTAAAGAACAAGAAGCCGGCGCAGGCGGTCAACGCACAGGCGGTGGCGACAACGCAATTTACCCATTTTGGAATATGAAAGAAGGCGAACAAACTACTCTTCGCTTCTTACCTGATGGGGACGATTCAAACACTTTCTTCTGGAAAGAACGTTTGATGATTAAACTTCCATTTAGCGGTATTAAGGGCGACACAAGTTCACGCCCAGTACAAGTACAAGTTCCATGTATGGAAATGTACGGCGAATCCTGTGGCATTCTACAGGAAGTACGTGGTTGGTTTAAAGATCCATCATTAGAAGATATGGGTCGTAAGTATTGGAAGAAACGTTCATATATCTTCCAAGGATTTGTAACTGATAATCCACTATCAGAGGACTCTACACCAGAAAATCCTGTTAGACGTTTTATTATTGGTCCACAAATCTTTCAGTTGATTAAGGCAGCTCTTATGGATCCAGACATGGAAGAATTACCAACAGATTATACTGCTGGTGTAGACTTCCGTCTTGCAAAAGGTTCCAAAGGTGGATATGCAGATTACGGCGCAAGTAATTGGGCACGTAGAGAGCGTCCACTAAGTGACACTGAGATGAATGCAGTTAATACACATGGACTGTTTAATCTCAATGACTTCCTTCCTAAAAAGCCAGATGAAGTGGCTGTTAAAGTTCTTGCAGAAATGTTTGAAGCAAGTGTAGATGG